GGTTAATATGGCTACGAATTTCAAAATAACGGGTAAAGAACACAAGTCACCCAAATCGCATTATGTGGTTTTGCGTGAGCATGAGAAGGCCACCGAAAACGAACTTCACCGTTTAGAAGCAAAGGTCAAACGCCATGAGAATTTACCGATGGAAAAAGCGCACCCAAGCGACCAGAAGGAAGCACCACTTCCCAATATGCGCAAATACTAATTCGTAGATTTGTTGCGCCAATCTATGTAAGTTTGGGGCAACGGCACTTCTGGTGGCCACAGGCCGTTATTGACCAAGTCCCACACGGTGTTTAGGTGCGCCATCATCCAAGAGTTTTCACGTTCTTGGCGGGTTAACCCTTTGCCTTGGTCTATCATCATGTGGCATGAATAACACAGGGCAGCCACCATATTATCGTCAGCCTTAATGCTTCGGCCTTTGCCGTGTTTAGAACTATTACTGTGCGCTGCTACAACAGTTTCTTCAAAACAAAAGCAAATCTGGCACGGCAGAATCCGGCAGTTTTTCAGTAATTTGGGGCTTCGTATATAGGAATGTTTTGCAATCATGGTCATTTGGTTTTGTGCCCCACACGTTAGTACACCGTTTACACCGGTAGATTTTAGTAAATAATTGCTGAACTTCACCGCGTTGACGGTTTCGGCCTTCGTAGCACCTAATCGTTTCTATCACTCTTGCCCCCTTTCTTCAAGCATATTTACAGCAGTCCATTCCCCCATTCCAGCAAACTCTCTAGCCCATTCTTTACGTTCTTTTTCTGCTATTAGTTTGGCAAAATGATAAAGACTATCTGGATTGCAAACTAAACATTTTTCATACTCCCAATGTCGTGTAAATCCAGATTGCCTAGCTAATTCAATTATTTCTTCTTTAGTCATCTTCATTCTCCATAGCATCAATAATTAATTGTTGCCTTACTAACTCTACGCACCCAATAACTGTTGCCATGTAAAGCGTTTCATCGTACTTGTGGACTAACTCTAACATTTCTTCAACAAGACTATCTGCTAATTTGCCTTGATTAAAATTCATTCTTGCCCCTTAATTTCTATTCCTTTTTCTGCTGCCCATGCTAATAACCATTCTATAAATTCAGACCCTTGTTCCCGCGTGAATTTACGGCTTTGTAGCCCTAATTGCACTACCCTAGCACCATCAAGGCTTGGAACCACTTTACCGCCTTGTAGCCCCGTTTTCGTGGCAAATTGGTCTATTAAAAACCGCTTCCAACTCTCCGCTTCCCAACGCGCCCCCATGTGTTGCGCTTGTTTGGCTATTTCCGCAATAATGGCGTGGTACTTCTTGTTTTGCTCATCGCTACGGTTTTCAGCTTCCACCGAAAGTATTAGGGTTTTACCCGATTCAATGGCAGCCTTCATCTTTGGCCACAGGCTTTTCAGTAGCGTAGCGCCTTGTTCCGGGGTGGTTAATTTATATTGCATATCATCCTTAAAGCGGCTTCTACGCCGTCTACCCGGCAAAGCGTACCACCGCACCAATTTTCAAAGAAATCGGCTTGTAACTTGGTTAAACGGCTTTTAGCGTCTATTTTTACTTCCACCAAGTAAGTATGACCTTTGTAGCCCACCAAAAGGTCAACGGGTAGGCCAATAATCCAAACGTAAGCCCCGGCTTTGCGTAACGCGTCCACTATCACGGCTTGGTTGGCGTCTACCCTAGCCGCGTGGCGCATACATTCCTTTGGGGTTTAGTTTGGTAAACATAAGCTGGTCAGCATCGTACTGAAATATTGCAGCATCGAAAAGGTACATCCATTGCAAAACTTCGTCCGTGCAACCGTAAGCCAAGGAAAGGTAGAAGTATTCCCATTGGCGTAAGTCATAGTAGTTAATTTCCTTTTGTGTCATTTTCTAGTTCCTTTATTTTTGCTGCCACATCGTTGCCTAAGTTTTTCAATGCCGGGTCTTTCATCTTTTCCTTAACCATTTCGCGCGTGTATTCACGAAAACCGGGCGCCAACGCCAGTTCTGCGTAGAACTTAACGATTGAAGCGTATTCAGCATCCCAGTCAAACATTAAATATCCACTTGCGTGTTTCGTTTTGGTTAACCCGTTCGCGCTTTAATTCATCCTTGCGCTTGGGGTATTTAGCCCGTTCTAGGCTTTTGACGGGTACTTCCCACTTGGGTACGGGTTGCCAAATAGTTTTAAAAGTCATATTAACCCCCTACGTTCAGCTTCTTCAAGAATTAAACCTTTATACCTTGACCATTGCACCATTTCATCCCATTTTTGGCTACCCATTTTTTCAGCCAATTTTTCTATGCCACTTCGTGTTTCTAGGTCAAAAATATCTTTAGAACCTTTACATAAATCCCGAAACTTTAAAGCGCTGGGCGGGTAGTCAGGGTGCATATTTCGTAAAGCATGGTCTAATATTTCTTTGCTCTTTAAGTATTGCCCAATTTCTTCTGACCAAACTTGGCGCACAAAGGCCGGTTCTAGGCCTTCAAACGCGCGATTGAATGATGCCCCATATATAGCCCCCATTTTCGCAAAAACGTAGTCTAGGCCGTCTTCTAGTGATACAGGGTTAATTATTAATAAGTTTGACATTTAAGCCACCCCCTACTAAACCACGGGTTAACCCGGACATTACGTTTTGATTCATTTGGCCAGTTTTGCTTAAGCCTTTGTCTTTAACCCATTCGGCTTTAAAACTACGCCAACCCCTAGCCACAATTTCAGTTAAGACTTGTTCTAATGGCCAACCAGCTTTGTCAGCTTCGCGTTGTATAGATTTGATTACAGTTTCTGAAACGGTTGCCCTAGACAACTTGCGTTGGTCTAAAAAACTTTTCCACGTTTCCGGTGTTACGCCTTCAGGCGCTTGTATTTTTATATGGTTATTGGTTATTGGTTTATGGTTATTGGTTGCTATTGGGGTGGCATTAGGGGGGCTATGGGGTGCCAATGGGGTGCCTATGGGGGGGCTATTCCACCGTTTTTCAGCGCCACGTTTCCCAGATTCAGAAAAAGCCTTGAACTTGGCTATTTCAGCGTCTGCGCGAGGGTTTATGTAGCCTTCAGGGGTATCTATAAAAAATTCGTTAAGCACCGACAAAACTTCTTGTTCGTTTTCGCGCATGCCAATTTGCCGGGAAATATCCCGCTGCCTAATTGGTGCTTCGTGTAAATAATAATGGTCTAGAAGTCGGCGAAAAGCCAAATCTTCCATCAAACTTAAATGGTGCGTATGGGTTTTGTAATCCCCAATGTGAAATTGATAATAGTGCATACCGTACCTTAAAACCCTACCAAGAAAAGAAACAAAGGCAAGCGGGTAGGTGCGCTTTTCGGTTTGCTCATGACTTCAAACCTAGCCTTGTTCAAATTTATTCTACTGTAATTCATTAAACCATTCAGGCTTCAAAACCATCAATTGCCAAATACGGCCTTTAGGCACAGTTACCCATTTGTGTACGCTTTGGCGTTTCACACCTAATAACTTGGCCAATTTGCTTGCCGAACCAGCTAATTTGATTAATTTTTCTTTTTCCATGTTGTAATGGTAAGACAAAACTTACAAAAAAGCCACACTTTTAAAAATATTTTTAGGTTTTGTTGTAAATCAGTAAGAAATGGCTTACATTACTACCTATGCCCTAGCGCAACGCATAAGGGTCTTTTAAGGAAACAAAATGTTAAATTACAGAAAATATAAAGAAATGACAGAAAAAGTTAATTCTGTATACGGAATTAAATTTACAGATATGTGCGTTGATGCTGAAAATTGTGGCCATATTAATGATAATTCAGAAGAATTTTGGGCCGAAATGTGTTCAGTATTTGCCCAAGTAGTGGGTTTAAGAATGGCAGAAGCTGGTATTTCTAACGAAGAAATGGCTAAAGTTGGTATTTTTTATTAATTAAGGAAATACCATGACAATTAAATTCACCAAGGGCAACATAAACCCGACCACCAAAAAATTCCCCCGTACTTTAGCCGAAGCCTTCCCTGAAGCGCCAGAAGCTAATTTTGATCGCCCATTTGATAAAGAAGACAAGCTAGTAATTGTGGCTTGCATCATTATTAGCGTACTTGTATTTGGTTCTATTTTATTGGGGGTTATATGAAATTAGTCAGCACAGCATTTGTTAAAGCACAACAACAGTTTGGCCCAGCGCTTAAAACCGCAACCAACCCACACTTTAAAAGCCGTTACGCAGACTTGTCTGCTTGCGTAGAAGCGGTTATAGATGCGTTAAACGCCAACGGCATAGCTTTAATGCAGAAAATGCATCCAAGCGAAGGTGGCGTTGCTATTGAAACTATATTTGTTCACGAAAGCGGTGAAAGTATGGCCAACGGCATTTTGCACGTTCCGGCATCACGCCAAGACCCACAAGGTTACGGTTCAGCGTTGACATACGCCCGTAGATATTCCCTAATGACTGCTTGCGGTATTGCCCCAGAAGATGATGACGGTAACGCAGCAAGCCGTAAAAAGGAAAAGTCTGACGTTAACGAATCAGAAATGGCAGACTGGTTGGCAGCAATAGCAGATTCAGCAGACTTAGAAGCGTTACAAAAAAACTTTGTAAAAGCTATTTCAGCCAGTAACGGTGACAAAGAATGGCAGTTAAAAATAATTGCTGTTAAAGACAAAATGAAGAAAAAATTGGAGACTAAATAATGAAAGCATTTCCACATATATATGAAAAAACAATAGATGGTGACATTGCTATCTGCACTAATACAGGCATGGATTTAAGAGACTGGTTTGCAGGTATTGCTTTACCTGAATGTATAGGGTGGGGTGAGCCAGAAAAAGTCTGTGCTCGTGCTTACATATATGCAGATGAAATGATGAAAGCAAGGGAAATAAATAATGGCTAAGAAACCTAAAGAAAAAACACTAGAACAACTACATGACGAAATTATGGATGTGTTTGTAGGGGTAAGTTTTAAAAACAGCGTTTTATCATTGGTAGATACATTGTCTAGCGTAACCGATTTTTTAGAAATACCCATAACCGATGTAATTGAAATGCTTATTGAAGCAGACCGTGTTAACAGAAAATATAAGGAAAAGTCATGAGCGAAATAGAACAAGGCACGCCAGAATGGTTTGCAGCACGTTTGGGTAAGGCAACAGGTTCACGCATAGCGGATATTATTGCCAAAACCAAAACAGGTTATTCCACTAGCCGGGCAAACTACGCAGCGCAATTGGTTTGCGAACGTTTAACTGGCAAAGTTGCAGAATCATTTACTAATGCTGCAATGCAATGGGGAACAGAAACAGAACCATTGGCACGCGCAGCATACGAAGTTAAAACCGGTGAAATGGTTGACCAAGTAGGCTTTGTTGACCACCCAAGCATAGAAAATTCAGGTGCAAGCCCGGACGGTTTGGTGGGTTTATTTGGTATGCTAGAAATAAAATGCCCTAACACGGCCACGCACATCGAAACCTTACTTAGCCAACAGGTGCCAACAAAGTACATTACGCAAATGCAATGGCAAATGGCTTGCGCTGGGCGCCAATGGTGCGACTTTGTCAGCTTTGACCCGCGTATGCCTGAAAACCTACAACTATTCATTAAGCGCGTGGAATATGACCCGCCCTACGTTGCTATGCTAGAAAAGGAAGTAATCCAGTTCTTAATGGATGTTGAAGCCAATGTAAATCAGTTAAGGAAATTAAATGTCTAAAGTTATAAGTGAAATAAGTTGTATTGTGGGTAAGTACACAAACGCAGCCGGTGAAGCCAAGAACCGTTACCAGCGTGTAGGGTCTATTATTGAAACCAAGAACGGCCCAATGTTGAAAATTGACAACATACCCCTAAAAGAGGGCGGTTGGGATGGTTGGTGTTACATCAACGAACCAAGGCCAAAAGAAATATTCAAGGATGACGATATTGGATTTTAAAATTTGGGCGGTAATACGGGTTAGCGCCGTAGGGAATTTGTACAAGTGTAGAAACGCTGCTTTATGCGAACCGCCCAACCTGACACATTAAGATAAATTAAGGAAACATAATGAGAAATTTTGACATACACCAAACCATTAAAAGTTACTTCCCTGACAGCCTAATGGCATTTGCCCGTAAAACAGACCCAGAAACGTCTAAAGAAGCTGCCGGTACGGTAGACGTAAGCAAGCTAGAACAAGTGGTTTTAGATGCTATTAAAGCCTTCCCAGAAGGGTGTATATCCCAAGACATAGAAAACGCGCTACCCCACATCAGGGTTAGTTCAATAACCCCCCGGTTTAACACTTTGCTAAGAAAAGGCTTAATTGTGGACACGGGCGAAAAGCGCCGGGGTTTTTCAGGCAGAAACCAACGCGTAGTGAGGGCAGTATGAAGTACCTAATACCTTTATTGTTAGCTGGGTGTGCCACACAGGCGCCAAGGCTAGAAACACCACCACAGCAAACCTACACTACACCGCCGGTAGTTCCGGTGCGGGTAGACCCACAAGTCCAGCAGATGAGCCGTAACGAAGTTATACAGGCATCTATTGAGTGCGAACAAGGCGGTATGCGTGCCGTGCCGGTAATGAGCAAACGCATAGTCAGCGGGTTTATGACGGACATTATTATTGATGTTCAATGTATGCCCAAACGGTCAGCAATGTTTTAAGGAAAACACATGACTAAAGAAGTAAAGCAAGAGCAGGATGAGCCTTTAACAGAAAACGGAATATATCGTCTTGGTTACCATAGTGGTTATAAGTTTGGCGAAGCATATGCAAAAGCAAACGCTAAGAATAAAGAATGGGTAGGGTTGACAGTTGACCAAATTGCAGCAATAGCTGAATGGCAGTTAAGTGCTCAAAGGCCATTGATTGACGTCATAAAAGCGGTTGAACAGGCATTAAAGGAAAAAAACACATGAAACACAAACACGCAGAATTGATTAAAAAATGGGCAGATGGCGCTCTAATTGAACAAAAGATATATACCGAATGGGTGGCTTGCGATAAACCAACGTGGGATGCCAACAGTATTTACCGGGTTAGGCAAGAAAGCCAAGACTTTGCCGTATCTGCAAACGTAATATTTGAGCAAACTTCTAGCGGTTACCTAAAGTTTTCAATTTACGGTGATCACAACGTTGATTTTATATTTGACGGCAACAGTAAGAAACTAAAGGCGGTAAATTTACTGACTAAAAATGGATGAGATGCGCACAATGATAGCCGCTATGGCCTTGCAAGGGTTGTTGGCAGCGTTAGTTCCTGACGAAAACTGGGAACCTGAAGAACTGGTAGACATAGCCGTTTCTATGGCCGATAAGTTATTGGAACGCCTAAATGCTTGAACTAGCCTTATTAATTAGCATACTTTGCCTTGGGGGAATAGTTACGCTTTTGGCCATTTGGGTGGTAATAGCCTATAAAATATTTGTTGAAAATAAAGAATAATCGGATAAAATGGCACGACTACTTCGGTAGTTTTTCTTGCAAGAAAACACATTTTTAAGGATTATCATGTATTCAACAAGAGCAGAAAGCGGTGAGAAATTACCAAAAGGCGCAAAGTCTAGTGACCGTACAGGCGAAAAAATGGGTAGCGAAAAAGGCCCAAACAGCCTTAAAGGCGTGCCTAGCGTAACTGGCGCTAAAGCACCAATGGGCGCTACATCTAGCGATATGTCTGGTGAGCGCAAGGCAAAGCTAGTTGGTGGCGTTGGCATGGGTAAAATGGACGGCATCGGAAGCCGTGAAATGAGCCACATGGGTAAGAATGACGGCCGTACTGGTGAATTCAACACAGGTTCTAAAGAACACGACTGTTACAGCCACGAGCGTATGCCCCACGTTCAAGATATGTAAAAAGCGAAACGCCCCAAAGATAACGGTCTAAGGGGCGCTTCTAATCAAACCAAGTAATAAGGACTTGAAATGACTAAGAGCGATTGTAGTAGTTGCCGGTTTTTTATACAAAACCCAACGTTAAACATAGGAAGTTGCCGTAGGTACCCGGTATACCAAAATAGGCATGGTAGCGAATGGTGCGGTGAGCACGCCCTAGCCCATTACGACTTGCCAGACACAATAGAAAACTTGGTTGCAAATGCCGAATTAGAGGAAGAATTTGCAAAAATACCAGTTGTAACCCTAGAAAAACAGAAAAACAAGGGTGGCCGCCCCAGAAAGGTAACCCGCATATGAAGCCCATAAAAGACAAACTAATTGTTAAGCCAATACCGCGCATACAAAGCGCGTTGTACGTTCAAACGGCCGAAGTGGACACGGTTGGGTATGTAGTGGCCGTGGGGGATGAAGCAGCCGAGGAAGGTTTAAAAGTAGGCGATAAGGTATATTTCGGCACGTTGGCTAAAGACTACAAAGACGAGTATCTAAAATACCACAACTTTAAAGATGGTGACGATAAGTTATTAGTATTATCATGGCAAGACATTTGTTTTATAGAGGAGTCAGAAGATGCCGTTAATTAAATCAATCAAAAAAGAAGCGTTTAAAAAGAACATTGAAACCGAAGTAAAAGCCGGTAAACCCGTTAAACAGGCCGTGGCCATAGCATACAGCGAAAAGCGTGAAGCAGCCAAGAAACAAAAGAAAGGTAAATAATGTTTAATTTCAAACACGAAGTTCAAGACGTAAACTTAATCATCACCGCGCTAGAACATAAAGTGCGTGATATGCAATTGTTAATCCAAAAGTTAACAAAACAGGCTAACGAACAATTACCAGCACAAGCCGAACCAACAGATGCAAGTCCAACAGTACAAAGTTGAAGACTTAATACCTTACGCCAACAATTCACGCACACATTCCGATGCGCAAGTAGCCCAAATAGCTGCAAGCATAAAAGAATTTGGGTGGACGAACCCAATACTGGTGGATGGCGAAAAAGGTATTATTGCTGGGCACGGCCGGTTATTGGCAGCGCGTAAGCTAGAAATGTCAGAAGTACCCGTTATTGAACTCAATCATTTAACGCCTACACAAAAAAAAGCATTAATCATTGCAGACAATAAATTGGCATTAAATGCTGATTGGGAACAAGAATTATTAAAAATTGAAATTCAAGCGTTATCTGATGATGATTTTGATATTACTTTGCTAGGGTTTGACGAAATTGAGCTTGGTAAAATGTTTGACGAAATGGACGAAGAAGACGATATAAAAGCTCAAAATTACAACGAAGTATTTAATATTATTGTTGAATGTGAAGACGAATCTGAACAAGAAAAGATATTTAATAGACTGAATACTGAAGGGTACAAATGCCGTGTGCAAAGTTTGTAATTGAATCCAAAACATCAGATTCATTCAAAGCAAACAAAGTCAAATCAATGTTTGACTGTGAAATGGATGTTGTTACTAAAACTTTTGATGTAAATATTCCTATTGAAGATACAAAATGGAATATAGGCTTAATTGTCGGGGCATCAGGAACTGGTAAAACTACGATTGCCAAGCAAATATTTAAGAATTATGAGTTTTTTGAGGGTTTTGAATGGGTTGGGCAGTCAATCATTGACGATTTTGGCGATCATTCAGCAAAAGACATTACAGAAATACTGTCAAAAGTGGGTTTTGCATCCCCCCCTGACTGGCTAAAGCCATTTTCTGTGCTGTCAAATGGGCAAAAAATGAGAGCTGAATTGGCCAGATTGATCTTAAACTGCAAAGAGCCATTCATTTATGACGAATTCACTTCAGTCGTTGACAGACAAGTTGCTTGTATAGGGTCAGCTGCCATACAAAAGTTCATTAGGAAGCAAAATAAGCAGTTTATAGCGCTTTCCTGCCACTATGACATTGAACAATGGTTAGAACCTGATTGGGTTTTTGACTGTAATACGATGCAGTTTTCTCGGAGGTCACTTTGTCGACCACCCATTGAATGTAAGATCAGGGAAGCCAAACAGTCAGAATGGTCACAATTCATGGACTTTCACTATTTGAGTCATGAACACAACAATGCAGCGCACAAATACATTTGCGAAATTGAAAATCAGCCCGTTGCTTGGTGTTCAGTATTGCATTTTCCTCACCCATCTGTTAAAAACATGAAACGCATACATCGAATCGTTGTTAAGCCAGATTATCAAGGAATTGGTATCGGATCACGATTTATGACTGAAATAGCTAAAAAGTACAAAAAACAGAAAATGCGAATAACTTTGGTGACAAGTTCCCCTGCTTTTATTCATGGCTTGCAAACATCAAAAAATTGGATAATGACACGGAAACCTAGCAGAGTAACGCATCCGTCCCCAAAAGGTGTATTAAAAGGCACAACATCAGACGAAAGACTTACTGCAACATTTGAATTTAAAACGTAATAAAATAGTCCTAAACATTTCCCCCCAATAAAAATATGCTTGAACATGAACCAAATGACGAACTAAGAAAAACGGCAAAAAGAGCTGCTGGTCTAGGTCTTCCGCACGAGCAGATCGGGGCGCTGATTGGCATTAGCGATAAGACTTTACGCAAATATTACGCGCCAGAATTGGCTTTAGGTAAAGCGCAAGCATCAGCCAGAATTGCACAGACTTTGTTTAATAAAGCTGAAAAGGGCGATACGACTGCTATGATCTGGTGGACAAAAGCCCAGATGGGTTGGGGCGAAACAAATACTACAAAACTGGCCAACCCTGACGGTTCAGCAATTGAAGGCTTCCAAATAGTATTTAAAGATGGCCAACCTAGCGGAAGTTGAATTCCCCGTTAAGCTGCAATGCTTATTTAAGAAAAGCCGGTACAAAGTGCTTTGGGGTGGGCGCGGGGGCGCAAAGTCTTGGGGCATAGCCCGTGCTTTGTTAATACTAGCCACAAAGAACCCATTACGCATACTATGCGCCCGTGAATTCCAAACTTCCATACGGGATTCTGTACACAAGTTACTTAGCGACCAAATAGCAAGTTTAGGCCTAACCGACTTTTACGAAATAACTGACCGCACCATACGGGGCAGAAACGGCAGCGAATTTAACTTTGTAGGCCTGAAGAACAACGTGGCCAACGTAAAGAGTTTTGAAGGTATTGACGTATGCTGGGTGGAGGAAGCACAAACGGTATCTGCCCGTAGCTGGGACGTGCTTATACCTACCATCCGTAAAGAAGGCAGCGAAATATGGGTTTCTTTTAACCCGGAACTGGAAAGCGATGCTACCTACCAACGGTTTATTCAGCACCAACCAGAAAACGCCATAGTCCAAAAGATTAACTGGAACGACAATCCTTGGTTCCCTGAAACGCTAGACCTAGAACGGCGCACGTTGCAATCCCGCGACCCTGAAGCCTATAACACCGTATGGGAAGGGTTATGCCGCCAGACTGTGGACGGTGCTGTGTTTGCCCGTGAAATGCAAATGGCCGAATTGGAAGAACGCATTACCAAAGTGCGCTACGACCCTACCAAGCCTTGTTACACCGTTTGGGATTTGGGTTGGGCAGACAGCACGGCTATTTGGATAGTTCAGTTCATAGCCCAAGAAATACGGTTAATTAGGTACATTGAAGACAGCCAACAGACCATAAGCCATTACCTTGCCTTGCTGCAAACCTTTGGCTACGTCTACGACACGCATTGGCTACCCCATGACGCGCAGAACAAAACTATTGGTTCTAATGGTCGCAGCATTGAGGAAATAGTGCGTAACGCCGGGTTTAAGACTAAGATTATTCCCAAAACTAGCGTGGTGGACAGCATTAACGCAGCCCGTACATTGTTTAGGAACTGTTATTTTGACCGGGATAACTGCTATGACGGCCTACAATGCTTACGCCACTACAAATATGACGTAGACCCGGACACAAAGCAGTTCAGTAAAAACCCGCTTCACGACCAATATTCCCACGGCGCAGATGCCTTCCGCTATATTGCGTTGGGCGTACAAGAAACTAGACCACGCAAGCCAAAGCAAATACAATACGCACATCCACAGTCATGGATGGCTTAAAGGAACAAAATGGCATCAGATTACCAAGACGGCGATTACAACCCGATTATTGACGAAGCAAAGCAATTCCTAAAGTTTTGCAATGATGCCGACACCATGAACCGGCAAGAAGCGCTGGAAGACCTTAAGTTTGCTTCCGGTGGCGATCAATGGCCAGTTGACCTACAAAATAGCCGTAATTTGGAATCGCGCCCCGTTCTTACTATTAATAAGCTAGACGGGTACTGCCGCCAAGTAACCAACCAA